AGGCACAGCTGGCTTGGGGCCCCAGCGCCCCTGTGGCTACCTTTGCCGCACAGGTGCATGCCGAAAGCCGTTGGCGTGCCGATGCGGCCAGCCCCGTGGGCGCTCGGGGCCTAGCCCAGTTCATGCCCGCCACGGCGCAGTGGCTGGGCGGTGTGTCGCCTAGCTTGCAAGAGCGTGCGCCTTTGAACCCTGCGTGGTCGCTACGGGCCTTGGTCACTTACGACCGTTGGCTGGCTGACCGCATCCACATCTCGGCGTCAGTTTGCGAGCGCATGGCTTTTGCACTCAGTGCGTACAACGGTGGTTTGGGCTGGGTGTACAAGCGCCAAGCCTTGGCGGCACAGCAAGGCGTTGCGCCCGATGTGTGCATGGGCGGCGCTTGCAATATCAACCCCGGTGTGTCCGCCGCCAGCCAGGCCGAGAACGCGCACTACCCACACGTCATCCTGCGCACCTTTGAGCCGCTTTATGCCGCCACGGGCCAGTGGGGCACAGGGGTGTGCGCATGATCCGCGCCCTTGCCCTTGCCGTGGCCCTGATCGGCACGCCTAGTGTCTTATGGCTGCTAAGCAACAGCGCCTACCAGCGCGGCTACACAGCGGCGCAAACCGATGCTGATAACACGCGCTTACGCAGCGTAGTGCGGGCCACCACAGAGGCTTCAAACGCCGTTCAAACCCAAGTCAAAGCCGATGTGGCTTTGTCCACCCAAACAGGCCGCCAGTTTGAGGCCAAGCGTGCCGCGACCGACCATTTTTTTAACGCCTTGGAGGTCCAGGCCCATGCCACGACAAACCCCACCCACGCCGCACCTGCGGTGGTTGACGCCGCTGCTTGCGTGCTGCCTACTGATCGCCTGCGCCTCTGGGCCGCAGCCAACGCCGGAGCCGGTGCTGATCTACCCCATCACGGTGCCGCCCCCGGCCAGCCTGCTGGTAGCGCCACAGGTGTTGCTGCCCCCAGCGTCGGGGCGCATGGCGGACTTGGAGTCCAACCACCGCGCCGTGGCGCGGGCTTATCACCAGCTGGCAGCGCAGCTTTGCGCTCTGCTGACGTACATCAAGGAGGCGCCCAATGACGGATGCAACTAACAGCCCACAAAGCAGCGGCCCACAGGTGTTGACCTATGTGATGGCCCGCCCAAAAATCAAAACGGGCAACCTGATTGCGGTGCGCGGCAAGGCGGGTTTGTTTGCGCAACTTATTCGCTGGGTCACGCGCAGCGATTACACGCACACGGGCATTGCCATCTGGCTGACCGACCAAAACCAAGAGCAGGGGCTCTACGTGGCTGAAGAGGACGGCGTAAAAAACGTCTACACGCCGCTCAGTCAGTATGCCGAGGATGAGTTCGATGTGTTCCCCACGCCCAACCAACGCTGCTCTCCGGTGCGTGCGATTCAAACCGCTATGCGCACACGCATCACCTACAGCTGGTTGCAAATCTTGCGTATCGGCGTTTACAAGCTGGTGCGTCTCACGCTGCCCGGCGCACGGCGCGGCATGATTTGCAGCGGCTTCAGTGCGGCTATCTACCGAGAGCTGGGCTGGGCACCTGTAGGCCTGCCAACCCCACCCGCGCCGTCCGACCTGACAGCGGCTTTGGGCACACCCGCTATTTGCGTGAGGGCCGCTTGATATGGATGAGAAGTATCACGAACAGGCCCAAGCGCTGGAGCAGCAACGCCGCGATGCGGCACTACAAGCCGCCTCACGCGCATGTGGTGGCACGGGCCGCGCCACCTGCTACGACTGCGATGAGCCGATTGAGGCCAAGCGCCGCAAGGCGGCCCCGAGCGCCATTCGCTGCATCAATTGCCAGCGGATTTTTGAGCACCATAAAAAAGGATATTGAACATGGGCGACCCCACCAAACCGGCGGACATCAACATGGCCGTAATTCAACAGCTTGCCGAGGTGCAAGGCCAGTTGAAGACCATGACCACGCTCATGCAAAGCCACCACATGGCAACGCAAACGCGCATTGAGGACTTCCGCAAAGCCGTAGACACGCGCTTTGAAACCCTAGAGGGCCGCATGGAGCACCTTGAGCAAAACGAGCGCAAGACGGCCATCAGCTCGGCCATCAGCGGCGCACTGTCGGGCGCGGTGGTGTCGGCAGGTATTGCCGCCATCAAGCTGCTGACGCACTGAGCATGGCACACGACACCGCCACCCGCGCCAAGGTGCGCGCCAAGTATGTGCAGGGCTTGCCACTGGCCACGGCTGCCGAGGTGTGCGGCGTGTCCTACAACACCACGCGCAACTGGAAGCGCGACGACGCGGCCAGTGGTGACGATTGGGACGTGGCCCGCAACGCCCGCCGCATGACCAAGAGCGGCGTGGAGGCGATGGCCAACGAAGTGCTGGGCGAGTTGGCCGAGCAGTTCTTGGTCACGATTGATGCGGTCAAAAAAGACAAGGCCATGTCGGCCCAGCAGCGGGCACAAATCTTGGTGCAGTTGATGGACGGCTACAACAAAGCCATTCAAGCCGCCAGCCGCGCTATGCCCAATGCCAACCGCCTCGCCACGGCGATGGATGTGAGCAAGTTCTTGGTGCAATACATCGGCCAGCACGCGCCCAAGATGCGCGAGCCGTTCATTGCGCTGCTAGAGCAAGCGGGCCCCGAGTTCGTGCGCGAGTTCGGCAACGGCGCTTAAAACGGTACATCACGGTATGGCAAAACAAGCACGCCTTAAAGACAAAGACTTCCTTGCAGAGTTGTCGGCCTACGCGCAAGAGCAACGCACGTTGATTGAGGCCGAGTGCGATGGCTTCGCCACCGATTTCTCGGCCCGTGACCAGCGGGCAACCAAGGCGCACAACGATTACGAGTTTTTCTGTCGCACCTACTTCCCGCACTACGTCAAGAGCGAGGCCAGCGTGTTCCACCGCTGGTTCTTTGACCACGTGCCCGCCATGATTGACCAGCCCGAGGGCCGATTGATTGAGATTTCCGCGCCACGTGGCGAGGCCAAGTCCACCCTCGGCACGCAGCTGTTCACGCTGTGGTGCGTGGTGACGGAGCGCAAGCGGTTTATTCCCCTCGTGATGGACAGCTTCGACCAAGCCGCCACCATGCTAGAGGCCGTGAAGGTAGAGCTAGAGAGCAACCCACGCTTGGCGATGGACTTCCCTAAAGCCTGCGGCGCTGGCCGTGTGTGGAATGCAGGCGTCATCATCACAGCGGGCAATGCCAAGGTGCAGGCGTTTGGTTCGGGCAAAAAAATGCGCGGCCTGCGCCACGGCCCGCACCGCCCCGATATGGTGATGCTCGACGATATTGAGAACGACGAAAACGTGCGCTCCAAAGAGCAACGCGACAAGCTCGAATCGTGGCTCAAAAAAGTAGTGCTACCACTCGGCCCCCCCGACGGCAGCATGGACGTGCTGTACCTCAACACCATCTTGCATTACGACTCGGTGGCCAACCGTGTGCACAAAAACCCAAGCTGGCAGAGGGTGAAGTTTGCGGCCATCGTGCGTTGGCCTGACCGCTTGGATTTGTGGGAACAGTGGGAGGCGCTCTACATCAACGAGGGCGAGGTGGTTGCCGATGCCTTCTACGCACAGCAACGCGCCGACATGGACGCGGGCGCCATCGTGAGTTGGCCCACCATGCGCCCGCTGTTGAAGCTCATGAAGATTCGCGCAGGCGACCACCATGCGTTCGACTGCGAATATCAAAACGACCCAACCAACGACGAAGCCAGCTTTTTCCAAAAAATGCAATTTTGGGTGCAGCCGTGCCGCGACTGGGTGTTCTATGGGGCACACGACCCATCGCTGGGCAAGAGCAACAAAAGCCGCGACCCATCAGCCTGTTTGGTGGGCGGGTTTGACCGTAACCACGGCGTGTTGTCGGTGGTGGAGGCCACCGTGGCCCGCATGATTCCCGACCGCCAAATCAGCCAAATCATTGAGTACCAACGCCAATACCGCTGCATGGTGTGGGGCATTGAGTCGGTTCAGTTTCAAGAGTTCTTCAGGCAAGAGCTGGTCAAGCGCTCAGCCGTCGCGGGCGTGCCAGTGCCAGCCATTGCGCTCACGCCCCACACCGACAAAGACCTGCGCATTGAGTCGCTCAGCCCACACGTGGGCAACGGCTTGATTCTGTTCAACCAAGCCCACACCGTGCTCAACAGCCAAGTGCGCCACTGGCCCGAAGCCGACCACGACGACGGGCCGGATGCGCTGCACATGCTGTGGATGCTGTGCATCAGCCGGGCGGGCGGCATACCAAAAATACGACTCGGGGCACGTACTTTGCCGCGCATCAAGATCAATGAGGAAACGTAATGAACCTATCAAATAAAGGCTTTGTGCAGTCTCTTAAAGGCTGGCTAGGCAAAGCCGACGCGACACCCGAGACAG